ACATCACATGATGTTTCCACTTGGGTGGACCGATCTCGTTCCATTGGGAATTCACAAGTTCCAGGAGTGGCAGCACTCGCATGGAGAATTCTTGGAGGGAAATTGAAATGAGGTGGCTTAACATTGAGATTGCAAACCTCCGATCCCCGGCGTTTGTCGGGGCGGAGCCGGTCGAGCGGGCGACATGGTTGTCCCTTCTCGCTTACTGCTCCGACCAAGAAAACGGCGGCGTCATCAAAGGTTGCCGTGATTGGAAAGACCGGCAATGGCAGATGACCTGCGGAGTCTTGGCGAACGAGGTTTCCGCACAAGCGCAACTTTGGGAGTGGCGCGGGCGCGACCTACGCATTGCATTCTATCCGGTTGCGAAGGAAGCAGAGGTTCAAGCAAAACGCGAATTTGCTTCGCGTGGTGGTAGAGCAAGTGGTGAAGCACGCCGCGAAGCACAGCTTGAAGCACAGCTTCAACCACAAGGTGAAGCAGGTGGTTCACAGGATGGCGAAGCTGACTGCGAACGGAAAGGAAAGGAAAGGAATGTAATGGAAGGGAAAGAAAAGGAAGTAGGTCGCTCTGCTCCCCAACGATCCAATTCCTACCTGCTCGATGAGGAGTTCTGGGCTGAGATGCGGAGGCACTACCCGAATGTCGATGTCGATGCGGAAAGTCGCAAGATGGATGCGTGGCTCCTCGCCCGCCCCGGTCGCAAGAAGACCCGGCAGTTTGTCATTAACTGGCTCAACAAAGTCGAACCGGCGCTTGCGCCAGCCAAAGCAAAGGAGGTTGACCTCACATGGTAACCACGGTCCAAGCCTGCGCGAGCGAATCGTGCTTCAACTCGGTCTCCGCGCCGAGCGAGGATTTCATCCGTTACTTCCCGAATGTGCAAATCCTCTGCGACGAGTGCGACCTCAAACGCATCGAGAAGCTCCAACAGGAACAGGCTATGGAGGAGCAGGAGAGGCGGCAGGAGGCGTTCAATGCCATCTGCCCTCCACTCTACCGCGAAAGCGACCCAAAACGCATTCCAGCGGCCTTCCTGCACGAAATTGGGGCATGGCAGTATAATCCGGTCGGAATCGGTCTCGTCGGTCCAGCGGGCTGCGGGAAGACGCGAGCGGCGTGGATACTCCTCAAGAGACTGCATTTCAGCGGACTTCGCGTCTTTGGAATCACGGCCACGGGATTTGCGAAAGCCTGTGCCGACCAGTGGCACGACAACAACCAGGCTAAAGCTCTGGCAGAAGACACGCTGACTCGATGCCGCCGGACGAAGGTTCTGCTGCTCGATGACCTCGGCAAGCAGAAGATGACCGAGCGGTCGGAACTGGAACTCTTCGACCTGCTGGAACACCGATCCTCCCACGAACTGCCCATCATCTGGACGGCAAATGCGGGCAGGGAAACGCTGAAACAAATGCTCTCGTCCGACAGGGGCGAGCCGATCCTCCGGCGGTTATCGGAGTTCACAAACATCATCAACACAGAAAAATGACAACACACGAACTCGCAGACAAACAGAACCGCTATGTGACTGCCGAAGGCAAATACACGGCGAAAGTAAAAGCCCCCGGCAACGGGTGGCTGGGAACCACAACCAAAGGCTCGGATTTCATCCGCATTCCGCTCCTTATCGACGATCCGGCCAGCGACCAGCACGGACGGGAGATCGTCTGGCAGGGCTGGCTCACCGAGAAGGCCGCAGAACGCACGGCGAAGACGCTTGACGAGGCATTTGGCAGGGAGTGGGACATCAAATCGCTCGATGCCGGGAACTCCGTATTCGTCGGCCAGCATTGCCGGATCACGGTGGAGGCCGAGGAGGGAGAGGACGGCAAGGTGCGTCTCAAGGTGCGATGGCTTAACCCCATGACCTCTTCGCAGCCGCTCCCGGCTGACCGGCTCACGACCCTCAACGAGCGCATCCTCGCCGCCCGCACCGCAACCCCAACCGATGACGAAATCTCGTTCTAATCGAAAAAAAGTCGCCCAAGGGGCCGCAGGAACTCAGTTCTGCGGCTCCGACCGCGAGGACCGCTGGTGGTTTTTGCTCTCGCGACAGGTTAAAGAAGCCTGCGACCGCTTCTGGGCGGCAACGCCAGAGCGCCGGGAAATCGAAGCCAAACGAAAACGAAATGATTGGTAATGATATGAAGAATTTAACCACAGAGGACACAGAGAACACGGAGGAGGGCGGCGCAAATTTGAGAAACGGGGCTTTTTGCAGCAAATACGGTGGAATTTATCTACGGATTGTATCACTCGATACCGACAGAACTGGCTGGCCTATGCGTGCCGTGGATCACGGTATTTCGCTTGCAGAGGCACATTGCATTATGTCCGACCTCGTTTTGGCAATACATGAAGCTTCCATGCGCGAGACTGGTCGCATCAAGGAGGGCGTGGAATGAGCGATACAAACTGCCCGTTTTGCGGGGAACCAGAAGAAACTGACACGCCAAGCGGTATAACCATTTATCGGTGCGGAACACGGATTTATCCAAATAATTCATCCGTAAAGACCTTAATTTGTGACTTAGGAAAAGATTTACGACGAGAGCGCGAGGCGCACAACAACACGAAGCGCGAACGCGACGAGGCGCGGGACCTGCTGGCAAGTGAGAAAATCACACGCGACCATGTAATCAAACGCGGAATTGAGATGCAGAAAGAGCGCGACGAGGCGAGGAAAGTTGCAAGTGGATTAGCAATTCAAGAAGAGCGGGTAAATGAGGCGCAAAAAGAACTCTCATCGATCCATCAATGGATCGAGAGAAATCATCCTGATGGATTTATTGATTCGCTAACATATTTTCAGAATTTAGAGCGAGTTACAGAAAATTGGTATGATCGTTTAGACCGATTAGAAGTGGACGCTAAGCGATTTGAGAGAGAGCGCGACGAGGCGAGGGAGCAAAACGCCAAGCTGCGCGACATCGCGGAGAGGCTGTTCGCAGCGGGAGTCGGCAGAATGAAAACTGATGATTGGAGAACCCTCCGCGCCGAACTCGACAAAATCAAGGAGGGCGCGAAATGAGTGACACACCAGAGACGGATGCGCTGGATTGCGAACTACATAACCCTCGCGTTCTTTCAGATCGGTATAGTGGAATGATGGAACACGCGCAGAAACTGGAGCGCGAGCGCGACGAGGCGAGGGAGGATGCACGATTGTTATCCGAGCGCCTAACTGCATTGGAACTTCAATCTAGCGAGGAATTGGCAAGACTAGAGCGCCAGCGCAATGAGGTCATCTGTGAACTAAAGATCTGGAAAAACGGAAAATATGAACTGGACACATGAACAACTCCGGCAACTCGGCTACCGGCAAAACCCCGATGGCTCATTCAGTCATTCTTCAACTTCCGGGATACCTCACGCCCAGCCTCAACCGGCTCCTCGGCAAACACTGGACCACGCTGGCACAAGAGAAAGTCCGCGCAAAGATCGCGTTACTCTCATCATTACGCGAAGCGCATGCTCGCTCCTCGACGCCGACAATTATGCAGGAGGCTGTAAGCCACTTATTGACCAACTGCGCTACGCCAAGCTCATCGCTGACGACGACCCGGAAACTGTCGAAATCCTCTTCCGGCAAGTCAAAGTCAAAACGAAAGCCGAAGAAATGACCCAAGTGGAAATCACGCGAAGCTGTGGGGATTATAAAAGGGGGGACAACAATCTTGTCAAGACAAGTTTTGACTGATACCGTTTAACATCATGGCAACAAAGCCAAAGAAAAAGGGTCGTCCAACCACCTTCACACAGCAACTCGCAGACAAAATCTGCGAACGCATGGCGAATGGGGAGACGCTTCGTGCCGTTTGCCGGCATATCGATCTCCCTGTTTCCACCGTTATCGAGTGGACAATGAACAACAAAGCCTTTTCCGAACAATACGCGCAGGCGAGGCAGAAGCAGGCTGATTCCTACGCTGACATGATCCTCGACGAGGCATTCAATTCGCATGACGCCCAGATCGGGCGGCTCCGGGTGGATGCTCTCAAATGGGTCGCCAGCAAGCTCGCTCCAAAACGCTATGGCGACAAGGTCGAGGTCGAGCAGACCGGCACAACAAAAATCCGAGTGATCATGGGCGGCGATGTCTGAGTCGGAATTTGAAATCCGCCCGCGCAGGCAGTTTCGCTCCTATCTGGAGCGGGACAAACGCTGGGCGTGCATGGTTGTTCACCGGCGCGGCGGAAAAACATTCGGGTGCATTCAAGACCTGCTCAACAAGGCATTCACCACCGAGCGGGCGGGTCCGCCGCTGCGGTTCGCCTACATCGCGCCGACACGCGACCAAGCCAAGGATATCGCATGGGGATACATCAAGACCTTCCTCTCGCCGCTCCCCGGCGTGAAGATCAACGAGGCCGATCTCATCGCGACCTTGCCACACGGCGCAACGATCCGGCTTTACTCCGGGGAAAGCTACGAGCGGATGCGCGGTCTTTACCTCGATGGAGCGGTGATCGACGAGTATGCGGACATCGACCCGGCGGCATGGTATTCGGTGATCCGGCCCTGCCTCTCGGACTACAACGGATGGGCAACCTTCATCGGCACGCCGAAAGGCCGCAATGCGTTCTGGAGGCTCTGGACCGAAGCTTGCGGGAATCCGGAATGGTTCTCCCTCATGCTCAAAGCGAGCGATAGCGGCATCATTCCAGATGAGGAACTCAATGACATCCGCAAGGGAACTCCCGCGCATATCTACGAGCAGGAATACGAATGCTCATTTGCCATCGGTCGCCCCGGCGCGATCTATGTGCGCTCCCTCGAAAAGGCCCGCGCTGAGAAGCGCATCACCAACGACATTCTCTGGTTCAAGGAACTGCCGGTCTACACCTCATGGGATGTGGGCGCTCCGCTCAACCAGAAGGTGTGGGTGTGGCAGATGGTCGGCGACCGCATCAACTATCTGGAATCCCTCTCCGGGTCCGATGAGTGCAAGACGCCTGCGGACTGGGCGGCACGACTCAAGGACAAGCAGTATGGCTACGGTGGTCACTTCATTCCGCATGACGCCGCAGCGGAAGTCGGCGGACTCTGGCAAGAGGCGCTCGCCCGCAGCGGACTGACCGGCGTCATTCCCGTGCCTCGGCAGATCAGCGTCTGGGATGGCATCAATCTCGCGAACGATGCGTTCCCGCGAATTCACATCAACGAGGCCGGATGCGCGGACGGCATCGAGGCGCTCGACGCCTACCACAGCAAAGAAGAGCGCGATGGCGTGACCATCAAGGATGTGCCGGTCCACGATTGGTCATCGCATTTCGCCGATGCGTTCAGCCTCTCGCACCAGGCTATCAAGCGCGGCATGGTGATCGACCGCTCCGCGATTCCTCGCAAAGCCGAGCGGCATGAACCGACCAGAGTGATGGCAGGATTCCGGGGTGGGGGATTCGGAAAGGTCCGCCGGTGAAGCGCGAACTGGAACTCCAAATCCTCGACCTCTACCGGCGCTACCCGCAGCCGCGATCCTTTGCCGAGGAGGTCGAACTCACCGCATGGAATGGCGTGGTCATCAACACCGAGGACTTCTTCATGCTGGCCCGCCCGGTGGACATCCACGACCCGCAGGAACGCTGGCGCGATGCCGCTCACGCATACCACAGGTTGTGCCAGAACTGCTGGCTGATCACAATATATTGTGGTATCAGTCAAAATAATCCTTGCAACTTTGCTCCGTATACACTTCCCTACATCGCATGGAGTCGGCGAGACCGCCCGCTCCGGATTTACGAAACCTCGAAACTCCATACGCGATGCGACTCACTGACCACGAACAAAACCCCATTCTCTCCACCTGTTTAGCATGGTTTGGAGGAGGTAAACGCAAAGGTCCAAGCAAGCAGGAAAATAAAGCGGCGAAGGCCGAGCAGGCATCCATGCAGCAGGCCGCTACACAACAAGCCGCAGCGCAACAGACCGCACAGCAACAAGCGACCCAGCAGGCCGCAGCCCAGCAGGCCGCGCAGCAACAGCAAATCGCCATCATGGAGCAACAGCGCACAGACGCTCTGGCTGCTCAAAATGCACAGATCGAGGAAATGAAGCGCCAAGCCGAGGCTAATAAGCCAGCACCGGCAGCGCAGGTTGTACAGGGAGACGCAGAAGAAGCCGTTCGGAGGCAATCGACTCAACGCCGGGGAATGCGCCGTTCGATCCTCGCAGGCGAATCTGACCAAGCGCCGATGACAGGCTACTCGACTCTTGGTTAATGCTGTTTTGACTGATACCAAATGACTGGAAACAAACCCGAACTCGCCGAAAAGGTACTCCAGCGCCACGCTGAGATGGTTCACCAGCGGGCGACATGGGAGTCGCTCTGGGAGGACATCGCGAAGTATGTGATGCCTCGGAAGGCGACGATGTTCACGCAGACGACATCGCCCACCACAGACGACGAGGCACAACTCTTCGACGCCACCGCCGTCCGGGCAAACATGATTCTGGCCAATGGCCAACTCAGTTGGATGACGCCACTCGAAAGCCGGTGGTTCAGTCTGGAGCCGCCGAAGGCGATGGAAAGCGAGGACGAGGTCGAGCAGTGGTTCAAACGCTGCACCGAGGTCATGCAGGCCGAACTTTCCCGCAGTAATTTCTACACGGAAATCCACGAACTCTATCTCGACCGTGGTGCATTCGGCACGGCGGCGATTCTGGTAGAAGCCGGGAAGAACAATTCTCTTAACTTCACCAAGCTCGACCTCGGCAGCTTCGCGATCAGCGAAGACGACGAAGGCTATGTGGACACGCTCTCCCGCGAGTATGAGATGACCGCTCGGCAGGCCGCGCTCAAGTTCGGCATCGAGAACATCACTGACGCCATGCGGAAAGAACTGGAGAAACCCAACTCCAACCGCAAGTTTGCATGTGTCCATCTCATCGCCCCCCGTGGGCCGGGCGAGATTGAAATGGGCAAGCGAGACGCCGAGAACAAACCCTACGCCTCGGTCTATGTGGACAAGGCGAGCAAGCATGTCTTCCTTGCTTCCGGGTTCGATGAGCAACCGTTTTTCGTCACTCGCTACCTCAAGTGGAAGAACAGCGAATGCTACGGCTACTCGCCATCGTGGACCGCGCTACCAGAGTGCAAGCAACTCAACTTCCTTGAAAAGCAACTCGACTCGCTCGCCGAGATTCATGCGTTCCCTCGCATCCTCATCCCAGCCGGGTTCGATGGCGACATCGATCTCCGCGCCGGTGGCGTGACCTATTTCGACCCGAACAACCCGCAGGCCACGCCGAAGGAGTGGGGAACCGGCGGGCGCTATGACATCGGCGTCGAGCGTGCCGAACACAAGCGCAAGGCGATTAACGAAGCCTTCCATGTGGACCTCTTCCAGATGTTCGCGCAGTTGCAAAAGCAGATGACTGCCCGCGAAGTCGCCGAACGCGCCAGCGAGAAACTCATCCAATTTTCCCCGACCTTCGCCCGCCTCACGACTGAGCTTTTTAATCCGCTCCTTCGCCGAGTCTTTGCGATCTTGGCCCGCGCTGGCAAGTTCCCTCCGCCTCCGCAGGCGCTCCAAATGATCGGCGTCATCCCAGAGCCGGATGTCGCCTACAACAGCAGAATCGCGCTTGCGATTAAGAGTCTCGAAAATGCCGCATTCATCCGAACAACCGAGATGCTCCTGCCTTACGCGCAACTCAAGCCGGAGATGCTCGACAACTACGATTTCGATGAGATCACCCGCGACATGGCCCGCAACGATGGACTGCCTGCCCGCTGGCTTCTCGACGAGGACATGGTCGCGCAGACCCGCGCCGCCCGCGCCCAAGCCCAACAGCAAGCCATGCAGGCCGAGCAGATGGAGCGGGCCGCGAGCGCCCTCGGCAAGGCTGGCAGCGTGCGTCAGGATTCCGCCCTCGCCCAGATGCTCCCCGGCATGACCGCATGATGGCCCCAGAAGACAAAGCCGCAGCACTACGGCGCGAACGCGAGCGCCAGAAGATCACAAACGCCTACCACCGTGTCTTCGCCAACAAGGACGGCCAGATGGTCATCGATGACATGAAGGCGCAGTTCGCCACCGACTCACAGGTCTTCCTGCCTGGTTATGATTTCAATCCCGTGGTCGCCGCCCTCCGGGACGGCCAGCGCGGCGTCCTCCTCCACATCGAGGCGATGCTCCGCAGGCCGGTCATCGCGGACGGCGACATCGAAGCCCCCAAACGCAAGGTCAAAAAATGAGCAAGAAAACAGATTCCAAAAACATCCCGCCGCGCCCCGAAATGGACCCCATGCTGGGCGACAAGACCATCGAACTCGTCGAGTGGCTCCGCGATTACGCACCGGAAGAATTCCAAAAGACCTACGCCGGTCGCTCGACCCATCTCGGTTACCACCCGCATCAAGTGTGACGCGCAGTTTTGACTGATACTATTTATGGAAGACACCATCGACACCTCCGGCGAGACCTCGCTTCTCGCCGCAGC